CTTCGCCATCGGTTGGCTCGCCATCATCACAGGGCTGACCAACATCCGCGCCCTCTTCCTCAGGCTTATCACTGGGGCGGCCACGTGGGGGAGGCTCAGGGTTCACAGGGTTTACAGGCGGGGGCTGATCTACAACCATCAACTGTTCGTAAACCCACACGGCCACGGCCAAGGTGTCGTATGAACTATTGCACTGGGCGGTGCGCTTGACGGCCTCGGTAAAGATGGGCTTCAAGCCCTTGGCCATTGGCACTTTCACAGTCGCATGAGGGCGAGCATGAACGGCCAAGACAAAGGGGTATTGAGCGGGGTCGGACCAATCAATCTTTGTGCCATCGCGGTTGACGTGCTCAAGGGCTTGCGTTGCCATGTCGTCAATCAACGTGCCCAGTAATTCGGCAATGTTGCCAGTGAGGTTGGCGTTGATGGCCTTGCTCTCGATCCAAGCATCCTCGATGGCGTTATGCAGTTGGTCGATGTACTGGCTTGCACCACGCACGTTGAAGTTGGTGTACTTGCGGTGAAGCAGTTCATGCACGACAAAGCCAACATACTTGGCAAGATCTTTGCGGGTCAGGATCGCGTCATCGCGCACGTTGGCAAGGCGGATCTTGCCGCGCGAATTGATGGCCGCAGTTTGAGTGCCATCAGTCCATTCGATGGTCACCTCAGGCAGTAACAAGGCCGCGCAGATCTTGTGCGCGAACAGGGACACTGCGGGGCGGAACTCATAACCAAAATATTTGTTTTTCATGTTTAAACGCTCCAATTAAATTAACTTGCTGATTAGCTTTTCATCGATGCATGAAAGCTTGATTGACTCAAGCACTGGTGCACTCTCAGAGGGCTGACGTGCGGCCACTGTGGTCTTCCATGCCTCGCCCACTGGCATCACCTTCACGGCCCGAATAAAGGCCATCACAGAGCGAATTGAGGGGGCTTCCACAATGTCGCCATCCTGAGCCTTAGAACGTGCCACGTTGATGGCCTTGAGCACGTGCTCGGCCAATCGGGGGTCGCACCCTGTGCGGTTCACCACGGCCTTGGTTTCGAGGTCGAGGGGCATGAACGTGAAAGGGACAATGCGGGAGAAGCGGTCAAGGGTTGCCGAGTTCATCGCGTTTGTGCCTGAGTAGCGGCCTGTCTCATCGCCATTGCCGAATGTGTTGTCAGCCCCAAAGATCATCACGCCTTGTGCCTTACGGTGCGTCATGCCGCCATAGTTCACCACGGCATCAGCCTCCAAAAAGCCGTTCAATGTGGCGAGGTTTCCCGCCTTGGCGAAACTGATTTCATCGAGCAAAATCACAGTCGCGGGGCTGACGTAAGCTTGGAGGAAGTCGCCACGTTTAAACACTGATGATCCATTCTCCAAGGCCTGTGCACCCGCATAGTCGTCCGCAGTGGTTTGCTGATGGAAGTTATAGCGCACGTATGGGCGGCCAGTGCGAGCGGCCCACTGTGATGCGGTTTGGCTTTTGCCAGTGCCTTTGTCGCCTCCCATGAAGGTGTTCTCGCCTGTCTCTTGAGACAAGATCAAGTGACGCAAGATTGGCTCTTGCCACACAAAATGGGGGTCAATGGGAGGGGCAGATTGGGCGTTGTAAAGGTCAACCATCATGGGGTCACCTTTCATGTCGCGCAGATCAATGCCGAAAACTTCAGCACAGGGCTTGCGATCGATCTTGCAAACTACGGTCATTGCCGCCACTGCGGCATGAGAGCCAGTGGCCTCTACGGCCTCCGCAAAGGGCTTAAAGGCATCAGCCACGGCCTTGGTCACTTGCGCTTGCACTGAGGCGGTATCGATGCCCACAGGGGTGCGCTTGGTCATGGCCGAAACCTCATCGATCAACTCTTTGACCACGCTCTCAAGGTTGCCCGCCATTGTCTCGGCCTTGATGCCGACTCGGAGGGCATCGAGTGCCACGGTTTCTGCGCGGGATGCCACATTGCTTGCGGCTTGCACCATCGAGGGGTCTACCACGTTCGCCACGATCGCGGTTTCGGGGGCGGCTTGGATCATCGCCACAGTGATTTTGCCTGAGTAGACCAAGTCGGCCAAGGCATCAACGGCCTCGTTTTTGTCACCGATTGGACGGCCCGCAAACTGGAGCATTGCCCCATTGAGCACCGTCTTTTTAATGCGGGAAATTTCAAGTTTGATTTGGTTTGCCATGATGTGTCTCTCCTACGTTTAAACGAGTGCCAAGGTGTCGCCACAGGGGCAGATTGGGAGGCGGGGGTTGCCGTATGAATCGAATGCCCATTTGGCCGTCAGGCGAACAGTGTAGGAACAGGCGGGGCATGATGCCTTGAGCATCCGAGTGCCTTGAGTCTTGCGGGAGGACATATCCAAGGCGGCATGAGGGTACTCACCCAACCCCTCAATGATTGACCCATAAGCGGCCATGAACGTGGGCGCGGCCACTGTGGCTTTCCAAGAGTTCACTGCGGGAATGAGGAGCATGGCCTCGGCCAGTTTTTGGAAGTTCACGCCATGATTCATGCACCCCTTGGCGGTGTGGCACAGTTCATGGATCAGCACGTCAAAGACACGTGCGGGGTCAGCCAATGTGGGGCTGATGAAAATTTCATAGTGGCCGTCTCCTGAGCGGGTATCAGCCCAACACTCACCGATCGCGCCTGAGCGCTTGGCATTAGAGGGCAGAGCGCATGACACGCGAATGGCCAATGGGAGGGTGTGGCCGTTGGCAGAGAATGAGGGGCGGAGTTCCTCCACTGCGGCCTGTAAGTAGGTTTCTCTCTCGGTATGAACTAGCATTTTTCAGTCCTTTTTAAAGCACTACCAAAAGCGGTAGAACCCCGATTTGAACAGATTGATATTGTTTACACAAGCCCCCTGATATATAGCTGACTAATTTGTGTGGTTATTCAAAAACAGGGGTTTCCAAGGCCATCAAAAAAGAAATCAGGCGCGCGCACACGCGTAGCATGATGCGTGCCAACGGTCATTTTTTGGCCTGTTTTTGGGTGTGGTTTGAAAACAACAAACCGCGTATAAGACGCGATCGGAGGGCGGTTGAGGGTAGGGTAGCCACTTTGGAAAACGGACGCTCCTAGGGGTCTTAAAATCGATTCTAGAGGCCAAAGGGTAAACCCTGATTTTGTGGATAACTACCCCGTTTTTGACCACTTTTTGTGGGGATAACTTTTGGGCTGGTGTGGATATGTATAACCTGTGGATAATAACCTGTGGATAACTTATAATGCGAACAGTTCACGTTTTAGACTGGGTGAACATTAATTGAACTGGTCAGTCACAAAATGGAGGCGGTGATCATGAATAAGACTACATCGGGTGAGTATCAGGCGGCACTTGCCGAGGCGGAGGAGCATTGGGAGGATCAGAGCGCAGATCATGCTAGCGAAGCGGAACAGTTTGCCCATGCCTTAGCTAAGAATGCCCAGAAGCCTAGGAGGAGAGTAGATGGCTTGCCAGTAGCGGGAGAGCATAAGAGAAGCCTTCCCCTGTCGCCATCTGCGATGGCATTCGTTCAAGGGGTCATCAGAGGGCAAAGCCTCAGGCAAAGCTATAGAGAGGGCTTCAAAAACTCCACTGGAAGCGATGCAAGCATCAGCGCAAATGCCAACAAGCTAATGCGTGATCCAAGGGTTCAAGCACTGCTTAAGGAAGCATGGGGCGAAACCATAGAGCACTTGGTAGATGACATGGCCGCATCTAAAAGGTACGTTCTAAAGGGACTGCTTGCACTCAGTAAAGACAGTCAACCAAGCACACAACTTAAAGCACTGGAACTGATGGGCAAAGCCTGTGGCCTGTTTACACCAGTAGAGGTGCAAGACAAAGCACCAGTGACCGCAGATCAATTGAAGCGTGAACTGGCATCGCACCTCAAGCTTCTCAAGGGGGATCGGTCATCAGTGATGGACGTGCAAGCCACCGCGTTTAAACAAAAGGTGCGGCCACCCGTTGACGATGGCGTGTGATGCGTCACCCACCCACTCCGTACCCCCCAAGCTGGCCGTTGACCACCCGCCCGTCTGTTACGCTCTATTCCACTCATCCATACATCTCCCAAAAAACACCCCCCCCATCATTTCCAATTCGTCCACCCCCACCCTATATATATTTTCGTTTAAACAGTTGCGAACGTTCTCATTATCGTTTAAACTACAGATGTTGGTGTAAACGCAGGCTGATGCGGATGCGAGGATTGCGTCGATTGCTTAAGCAGGGAGAAGCGCAACAAGCCGGAGGTCAGTACCGGCCACCAACATCTTTAAAGGATTGACATGAAACGCAGAGACTTCTTAGCTTCATTGCTTGCAGGTGCTACAGCCACGGTGTTACCTGTAGGCTCTTTGGCGTCTAGCCCTGTCTGGAACACAGCAACCCTGACGGGTATGCTTGAGGGGATGTTTGCCTGCCAGATGGGACCAGCCTATGCGTTCTTTGAGATGACAGCTGCTGGGAAGTTGATCACTCCCGGCGACACAGTTGATATTCCAAAGGATAGGTACATCTACGAAACCTACGTAGCTGCCGTAAAGGGCGGTTCTTCTGAAGAAGCTGAGGCCAAGCTTGCCCAGCATTTCTATGAACAATTTTGTAAAGTCCCTGCGGGGCAGTTGGTTTGGAGAACTAAACCTACCTTCTCAAGCCATGAGGTTGTGGAGTTTGGTGAGACTTGGTTAACCCGTGAGGCGATAGAGGACCTGCATGATGAGAAGCCGTTCATGCCTGAAGGGGTTGAGTACGACATCGCTACAGGTAACTACCGCTTTGTCAAAGAGAAGTACACCCTCCATAAGATGAGAATGCGTCTGGTCCTGCCTGAAATTTATGATGCAGAGACTCCGGCCATTGCAGGCTTGTTTAAACCTGAAGGCAATCCTGTGGTTGCAAATGTTGTTTAAACATGACCAAACACCGGCAATTAGTCTTAGACTTCATCAGGGCCTATATCAGGCTCCATGGTGTGCCGCCTTCGTATGAAGTCATAGCTAAAGGGATTGGATTGAGTTCAAAGTCAAATGTCCACAGGATCGTCCACCGGCTCAAGGAGGATGGGCACCTGACTGTCAGGCCTTACAAGTTTCATTCCATTAAGCTTGTGGACAAGTCTGTCAAAGAGGTTGCTGCGTTATGAATTTATTAACCCACGCAGAAGTTAAAGCCTATATGGAGGCTTTGGACAATCCCAAGATTGATTCTGGCACGCGGGTGAAGATACAGAAGCTTCTGGAGATGGACAAGGTTGAGAAGTCCAAGGAGTCGTTTCTTTACTTCGTGACGCAGATGTGGCCTGTGTTTATCTCTGGGAAACACCATGCCATCATGGCAGATGCCTTTGAGAGGGTCGCTAGGGGCGACCTGAAGAGGTTGATCATCAACATGCCTCCTAGGCATACAAAGTCTGAGTTTGCTTCTTACCTGCTCCCGTCGTGGTTCTTGGGTAAGTTTCCGGAAAAGAAGATCATTCAGACTGCACACACCGCAGAACTTGCTACCGGATTTGGACGAAAGGTTAGGAATCTTGTTTCTTCAGAGAATTATCAAAGGGTATTTGATACAAAGCTATCGAGTGATTCAAAGGCCGCAGGTCGCTGGAACACTCACATGGGTGGTGATTACTTCGCTATCGGTGTTGGCGGCGCTGTTACAGGTAAAGGTGCTGACCTTTTAATCATTGACGACCCGCATTCGGAGCAGGAAGCCAAGCAAGGCAACCCTGCTGTGTTTGATTCTGTCTATGAGTGGTTCACATCTGGCCCGCGCCAGCGTTTACAGCCGGGTGGAGCCATCATTATTGTGATGACTCGCTGGTCGAAGCGTGACTTGACCGGTCAAATCCTCAAAAACGCAGGGAAAGATGGCGTAGATCAGTGGGAAATCATCGATTTTCCGGCCATCATGCCCTCTGGAGTGCCTCTGTGGCCCGGTTTTTGGTCAAAAGACGCCCTAGAAGCGCTAAAAGCTGAACTTCCGGTGTCGAAATGGGAAGCTCAGTACCAACAGAACCCAACATCCGAAGAAGGCGCGATCATTAAACGCGACCAATGGATGATTTGGGAGAAAGACAGCCCACCGCCTTGTGAGTACATCATCCAATCTTGGGACACCGCCTTTGAAAAGAACAACCGCGCAGACTACTCCGCCTGTACAACGTGGGGTGTCTTCCAGCATCCCAACAAAACAGGTGATATGCGGCCAAACATTATTCTTTTAGATGCGTTTAAACAACGCATGGAGTTTCCTGAGCTAAAGAAAGCTGCTTTAGAACTCTGGCAAGAATGGCAGCCCGATACATTGATCGTAGAGAAGCGTGCCGCAGGTGCTCCGCTCATTTATGAGATGCGAAAGATGGGCATCCCTCTTTCTGAGTTTACACCGGGTAAAGGAAACGATAAGATCTCGCGTGTAAACGCAATCTCCGATCTGTTTGCTTCAGGTGTTGTCTGGTGTCCAGAGACTCGTTGGGCTGAAGAAGTGATGGATGAAATGGCTTCCTTCCCCAATGGCGATCATGATGACCTTGTTGACTCTTCAAGCCAAGCTCTGATGAGGTTCCGTCAGGGCGGGTTTATTTCCATTGACTCAGATGAGCCGGATGAACCCGTATATCGCAGACGCATGGAATATTATTAAGGACTCACATGAGTATCGACAAAGCAGTCAACCAAGCCCCTATGGGTCTTTCCGAACTCCTTGAAGACATTGGCATGGACGTTGAATTAGACGAACCCATCATTGAAATCGAGGACAGCGTTGAGATTATCCTAGAGCCTGAAACGGATTACGAGAGTGATTTTGATGACAACCTTGCAGAAATCCTTGAAGAAGGTGTTCTTGGCAAGATTGCCTCTGAGTTGGTAGAACTCGTAGAAGCTGACATCTCCTCCCGTAAAGACTGGGCAGAAAGCTTTGTTAAGGGTCTAGAAGTCCTTGGCGTCAACTATGAAGAGCGCACAGAGCCATGGAATGGAGCCTGCGGAGTCTATTCAACGGTGCTCACTGAAGCAGCCATTAGATTCCAATCGGAATCAATCATGGAGACTTTTCCTGCCGCTGGCCCTGTTAAGACAGAGATCATCGGTGCAATCGATAGATTAAAGGAAGAGGCAGCCGAGCGTGTGCAGGCTGACATGAACTTTAAGCTTACCGAGGAAATGCCTGAGTACCGCCCAGAACATGAGCGTATGCTCTACTCCTTGGGCCTGTCCGGCGCTGCTTTCAAAAAGGTCTACTACGACCCAGCCATGGAGCGTCAGGTTGCAGTCTTTATCCCTGCCGAAGACATGATTGTCCCGTATGGCGCTTCTAATCTCCAGAACGCAGAACGTGTTACCCATGTCATGCGTAAGACCAAGAATGAAATGCGCCGCCTGCAAGTCAGCGGGTTCTATCGTGATATAGACCTAGGCGAGCCTGTCCAGCATCTCTCAGACATTGAGAAGAAGAAAGCGGATCAGCAGGGCTACAAAGCCACCGATGACGACCGCTTCCAACTCCTTGAAGTCCATGCGTATTGGGACTTAGAAGGCTTTGAAGATACAGATTCTGAAGGCGAAGAGACAGGCATTGGCCTGCCTTACGTCATCACCATCGATCGCGGCACAAACAAAGTTTTGGCAATCCGCAGGAACTGGTTGGAAGACGACGCCAAGAAGACCAAGCGCCAGCACTTTGTAGACTACTGCTACATCCCCGGCTTTGGTTTCTACGGCATGGGTTTAATCCACATCATTGGTGGATACGCCCGCGCAGGCACATCTTTGATCCGTCAGCTGGTAGACGCAGGTACTCTGGCTAACCTGCCCGGCGGTTTAAAAGCCCGTGGCGCTCGTATTAAAGGCGACGACACCCCAATCCAGCCGGGTGAGTTTAGGGATGTAGATGTGCCAAGCGGCGTCATCAAAGACAACATCATGACTCTGCCATACAAGGAGCCAAGCGCTACCTTGTTGACTTTGCTTGACCGCATCACCGAAGAAGGCCGCCGTCTGGGATCTATCTCCGACATGAAGATCTCTGACATGAGCGCTAACGCGCCAGTCGGTACAACTCTAGCCTTGCTTGAAAGAACCCTGAAGACCATGGGAGCCGTGCAGGCCCGTGTCCACTACTCCATGAAGCAGGAGTTTAAACTCCTTAAAGGCATCATTCGGGACTACTCTCCCATTGATTATGAGTACGACCCACAAGGCAACGACCGTCAGGTTAAGCAGGCTGACTACGACTTAGTTGAAGTAATTCCTGTCTCTGATCCAAACAGCTCCACCATGGCCCAGCGGATCATGCAGTATCAAGCTGTGATCCAGTTGGCTCAAGGCGCTCCACAGATCTATGACCTGCCATTGCTGCACCGCCAGATGATTGAGGTTCTAGGCGTGAAGAACGCAGAGAAACTCATCCCCGGCGGAGAAGATCAGAAGCCTCAAGATCCGATCAGTGAAAACATGGCATTCCTTAACGGTAAGCCAACTAAAGCATTCATTTATCAAGATCATGATGCGCATATTGCAACGCACACCGCGTTTATGCAGGATCCAATGATTGCCGCGCAGATTGGTCAGAACCCGATGGCGCAGAAGATCCAAGCGTCCACAATGGCTCACATTGCAGAACACTTGGCATTCTTGTACCGCAAGAAGGTTGAAGAGCAAATTGGCGTGCCGTTGCCAGCACCTAACGCCAATCTTCCAGAGGATGTGGAAGTGCAAGTATCTCGTCTGGTTGCACAAGGCGCAGCACAGTTGTTACAACTTAACAAATCACAAGTTCAACAACAGCAAGCCCAGCAACAAGCACAAGATCCGCTCGTGCAGATGCAACAAGCTGAACTCCAGCTTAAGGGTCAAGCAGAGCAGACAAAAGCCCAGAAAGTTGCGGCTGACATTGAAATGGCCAAGGCCAAACTCGAACTTGAGAACAAGCGGATCGAAACGCAGGCTCAACTCGACATGGCTCGTATCCAAGCACAGGAAAAACAGAACAATCAAAAGGTTCAGGTTGACCTGTTTAAACGAGGAAGTTAACTATGTATGAAGATCAGGCGTTTAAATATCTTTTAACTGATCTTCAAGAGAAGGAGAAAAACCTTCTTGAGAGTCTTGGAGGCGGGGCAGCATCTGACTACCCCGCTTATCGAGAGATGTGCGGACAAATTCGAGGTCTACTGTACGCACAGTCTTTAATAACCGACCTTGTTCGAAAACTTGAAAGATATGAAGATGACTGAATTCGATGTCAGTGCGGTTGATTTATCGGGTCTATTAAACAAGCCCGAAGTGGAAAAGGCCAAGCAAGTGCCCGATCCCGCAACATACCATTTACTCTGCATGCTTCCGAAAGCAGAAGAGGAGATGGGTGAGGCTGGTTTAATCTATAAAACAGCCACG